TAGTACAACCAGATCAAATATTTTTATACAAGCCAAAAGCTATATTTAGTTATCACAATAGAAAATGGCAAGCAATGAAAGGTTATTGTTTTGTTGCACCTATAAAATCAACAGATAAATTAAGTTCAGATAAAGAACAACCTTTAATGGGTGTTGTTAAATACACCGACGGTACGGTTAACGAAGGAGATTTAATAGGGTTTACACCAAGCTCAGAGTATGAGTTTATTATAGACGGTAAGAAGTTATATAGACTACTATCAAAATTTATTACAATTAAATATGAATATCAAGGAGACGAAGAAGAATATAATCCAGGCTGGGCAGAAAGCAGTTGATGAATTAATCAAAGTTGCTAAAGAGCCAATTGTAGACTCTGATGATGATATATCTGCTGATAGATTAAAAAATGCTGCTGCTACAAAAAAGCTAGCAATATTTGATGCGTTTGAAATATTAAACAGGATCCAAGAAGAAGAAAATTTATTAGAAGGTAAAGAACCTGAAGATAAAGTAAAAGTATTTAAAGGATTTGCTGAAGGTAGGTCAAAGTAATGTACGAACAAAATTTAGTTAAAATAGTTGAGCCAGTTAAGATTAATACAATTAAAAGGCTTAATAAAAAAAATAAATGGGAATATGGATATAATAAAGAACACGATATTGTCGTTATATCAAAAACTGGGAAGATTGGTGAAATACTTGAGATACAAAATCTGCGAATCGCGCTGCCAAAAGAACCAGTGCAAGTGTTCTCTAATGAGCTAAAAAAGTGGCAACAATTTGAATATCCAAAAGAACTAGCAAGACTTAAAAATATATTTGACTGGAGAGCGTACCCTGAAGAAAAGAAAGCACAGTGGTATGATTATATAGATGAAGAGTTTAAAAGACGTGAAGAAGGTTTCTGGTTTAATAACAACGGTACACCAACATATATAACAGGTACACACTATATGTACTTGCAATGGAGTAAAATAGATGTAGGTGCGCCTGATTTTAGAGAAGCAAATCGACTATTTTTTATATTCTGGGAAGCTTGTAAAGCCGACAAAAGATGTTACGGGATGTGCTACCTTAAAAATCGTAGGTCTGGATTTTCTTTCATGTCTTCAGCAGAAACAGTTAACCAAGCTACATTAGCAAGTGATAGTAGATTTGGTATACTCTCTAAAACAGGTGCAGATGCTAAAAAAATGTTTACAGATAAAGTTGTCCCAATTAGTATTAACTATCCGTTCTTTTTCAAACCGATTCAAGACGGTATGGATAGACCTAAGTCTGAACTTGCTTATAGGGTTCCTGCAAGTAAGTTCACGCGTAAAAAGATTACTGCAAACGAACAGCAGGAAGACTTGGTTGGACTTGATACTACTATTGACTGGAAAAATACAGGCGATAACAGTTATGACGGAGAAAAACTTGCTCTGTTAGTGCACGATGAAAGCGGTAAATGGGAAAGACCCGATAATATATTAAATAACTGGAGAGTTACAAAAACATGTTTACGATTAGGTAGTAGGATTATAGGTAAATGTATGATGGGCTCGACATCAAACTCATTAGATAAAGGTGGAGAAAACTTCAAAAGATTATATAGCGCATCCGACGTCACTAAGCGAAACAGAAATGGACAGACAGCGTCTGGTTTATATTCTCTTTTTATCCCAATGGAGTGGAACTACGAAGGATTTATTGATGAGCACGGAAGCCCAGTCTTCAATACTCCGAGTGATGACGTCTTTGACCCCCATGGAGAGTTAATAGATGTAGGTGTAATAGACCACTGGCAAAATGAAGCTGATGGTTTAAAAGGAGATCAAGACGCGTTAAACGAGTTTTACAGACAGTTTCCAAGAACTGAAGAACACGCGTTTAGAGATGAAACTAAAAATAGTATATTTAATTTAGTAAAAATATACGAGCAAATAGACTACAATGAAGAAATGTCAAGAACGTTAGGTATTTCAACAGGTAGTTTTCAGTGGGTTAACGGTGTAAAAGATACAAGTGTTATATTTTATCCAGATCCACAAGGTAGGTTTAAAGTAAGTTGGGTGCCACCAACACATATACAAAATAAAATTGTAATTAAAAATGGTATAAAATATCCTGGCAACGAACATATGGGCGCTTTTGGTTGTGACTCATATGATATATCAGGAACTGTAGATGGTAAAGGCTCTAAAGGTGCTTTACACGGTTTAACTAAGTTTAGCATGGAAGATGCTCCAGCTAATACATTTTTCTTAGAGTATATAGCAAGACCTCAGACCGCAGAGATGTTTTTTGAAGACGTTCTAATGGCTTTAGTATTTTATGGCATGCCTTTACTTGCAGAAAATAACAAACCTCGTCTATTGTATTATTTAAGAAGACGTGGTTATAGAGGTTTTAGTATGAATAGGCCTGACAAAGTTTGGAATAAATTATCAACTGCAGAAAAAGAAATAGGTGGTATACCAAACTCAAGCGAAGATATAAAACAAGCACATGCCGCGGCTATTGAAATGTACATACAGAATCACGTAGGTATGAACGCTGAAGGTCAATTTGGTAGTTGTTATTTTAACGAGTTGTTAAACGACTGGGCTAAATTTGATATAAACAAAAGAACAAAACATGATGCATCTATTAGTTCTGGTCTTGCAATAATGGCTTGTAATAGGCATTTGTATAGACCAAACGCTATAGTAGAAAAACCAAAACTAAATATAAGTATTGCTAAATATTCAAATAAAGGTAATATGTCAAAAATAATTAAAAAATAAATATGGCTATAAGAAGTTATTTCCCATCTCAAGTTGTAAGTGATGTTGAAAAAATGAGTTACGACTATGGTTTAAAAGTAGCTAAAGCTATTGAAGCTGAGTGGTTTCATACTGAGCGAGGTACTAATAGATATAAAACAAACCACAACAACTTTCATAACCTTAGATTATACGCAAGAGGTGAACAATCAATACAAAAATATAAAGATGAATTATCTATAAATGGTGATTTATCTTATTTAAATTTAGACTGGAAACCAGTACCTATTATACCTAAGTTTGTAGATATAGTCGTAAACGGTATTGCAGAAAGAACTTACGATATAAAAGCATATTCACAAGACCCGTATGGTGTAGAAAAGCGTACACAGTATATGGAGTCTATATTAAAAGATATGAGAACTCAAGAGTTGGCTGATTTTAGCAAACAAGCTTTTAATATAGACTTATACGAAAACAAAAAAGACGAATTACCGCAAACAGAAGAAGAATTAAAACTTCACATGCAAATTACTTATAAACAAGCTGTAGAGTTAGCTGAAGAGCAAGCTTTAAATGTTTTGTTTGAAGGTAGTAACTACGAGTTAATTAAAAAGCGTTTCTATTATGACTTAACTGTTTTAGGTATTGGT